AGGGAAAGCTAAGAAAGAAGAAACTTGCCCTGAGTGTGAAGGCGAAGGTGATGATTGTGAGTGTGATGACGATGAGGAATCTGACTTGTCGGAAGGCAAAGTCGTAGATCAACTTCAAGCTATCACAAAAAGTAAGTCTGCTAAAAAAGTTAAGTTTGGTAATGGAAAGGTCGAAGAACTCGATATGACCACTGCTTCAGCTTTACTAAATATGCTTAAGAAACTAAAGCCTGCTAATAAAGCAAAGGCTGAAAAAATGTTGGAGAAGTCACCTGAGGGTATGTTCCAACTATTAGACGTTGCGTTTGGAGGCAAATAATGAAAGTAATCGGTTCTACAGTTGCGCTGAGTGGCACTACCCAGCTTAAAGGTCAGTCTGTTCGTTTGGTTGCTGGCGCTGCGGGTGATGTTACTATCAGGAATGCTGCTGACTCTGGTGACTTCGCTACGCTAACTATGGTAGCAAACGAAGTTATAGTTTTAAATTTAGAGACTGGTCAAGGTCTGCGTGGGGCAAATACTTTTAAAGCAACTCCGATTGCGAGATCAGGATTTTAAAAAAAGGAAACTAAGATGAAATTAATCTGCGAAGTAAATGAAGATATCAATTATCTGACAGAAGCCAAAGATGATGATGGCAAGAAGTCATATTTCATCGAAGGTGTTTTCTTGCAAGGCGATATTAAGAATAGAAACGGTCGAGTATATCCCGCAGAAGTTCTTGATAAAGAAATCGCTAGATATAATAAAGAATATGTAGAAAAGAACCGTGCGTATGGTGAGTTAGGTCACCCGCAAGGTCCAACTATTAATTTAGAGCGTGTATCTCATATGATTACAGGTTTGAAGCGTGATGGTTCAAACTTTATGGGACGTGCTAAGATTATGACTGAAACTCCATACGGTGCGATTGTTAAGTCGCTTATGGATGAAGGTGCCCAATTAGGTGTATCTTCACGTGGTATGGGTACAGTCAAACCAAATGGGAAGGGAGTAGCGGAAGTGCAGAATGACTTCTACTTGGCAACAGCAGCTGATATTGTAGCAGACCCATCTGCTCCAGATGCATTTGTCCAAGGTATCATGGAAGGTAAAGAGTGGGTTTGGGAGAACGGAATCATCCGTGAAGCTACCATAGCCGATTATCGAAATGAGATTAAAACATCTTCTAGGAAAGAGCTTGAAGAAGCTAAGATTAGAGTGTTTGAAGATTTTATTTCTAAATTATAATTATTATAAATACACGTGTTAACCAATTAATTTGTACAGGAGATATCCGATGTCTGATCAAGACTTAAAAGAGCTAGACGAAACTATTGCTGAAGAGCAAGAAGTCGTTGAAGCTTCAGCGGAGAAAGAAGTTGATGGTAAAGCTGCAGCTGATGATGCTGCGACTGCCGTCAAGAATTCCGCACCGAAACAAGCACCTGTACCTAAGACTAAGTCTGGCATGATCAACGCTATGCTCGACGCAGTTAAAGGTAAGAAGAAAGATGACCTCGCTGCATCATATGAGGCTGTTATGGCTTCTTTGAATGTTGATGGGTTTGAAGCTGAAAAAGAAGTAGCTGAAGAAACTCAGTCAATTAAAGAAATTCGTCAGATTAGTTCTGAAGACGTTTCCGTTGCTGAAGACGTTGAAGCTATGTTCAGCGGTCAAGACCTTTCTGAAGAATTCACTTCAAAAGCAACAACTATCTTTGAAGCTGCTGTAGTGTCAAAAGTAAACCAAATCCTAGAAACAGTTACTGTTGATTTTGAAAGCGACCTTGAAGCTGAGAAAGTTCAAATCGCTGAGAAACTCTCTGAGCAAGTAGACTCTTACCTTGAGTATGTTGCTGAAGAGTGGATGAAAGATAACGAACTAGCTGTTGAGCAAGGTATCCGTTCTGAGATTGTTGAGAACTTCATGACTGGACTACGTGGTCTGTTCACTGAAAACTATATCGACATTCCAGAAGAGAAAGTTGACTTGGTAGACGAGTTGGCTGGAAAGGTAACTGAGCTTGAATCTTCAATCAATGAAGAAATGGAAAGAAACATCGTGCTTCGTAAGGAGTTAGTTGAGGCTAAGCAATCTGCTATCTTGACTTCTGCTTGTGAAGATATTACTGAGTCTCAAGCTGCCAAGCTGCAGTCACTAGCTGAAGGCGTTGCCTTTGACGATGCTGACTCTTATGCTGCTAAACTTGAAACTCTGAAAGAAAGCTACTTCCCAAAGGAAGAAGTGATCAATGAAGAAGTAGTAATCGATGAAGATGAACCTCTTGAGTTGTCTGAAGAGGCTACACCTGCTAGCGACCCTAGCATGAATGCATACTTGAATGCCATTTCGAAAAGCATTAAAAAGTAACATATTATAAATAAACTGTAATAATAAAAAGGTCTTATTTAAGGAGAACCTATAATGTATCAAACTGACGAACTTCAAAAGAAGTGGCAACCTGTATTAGAGCACGCTGATCTCCCCGAGATTGCTGATGCTCACAAGCGTTCAACAGTAGCCACATTGCTAGAAAACCAAGAACGTAATGCAGCTGAGCAAGCATCTCAAAGTGGTGGCGCATTCCGTCCTACACTATTGGGCGAAGCAGCTCCAGCTAACGCAACTGGCGCAAGCGTAGACACCTTTGATCCTGTATTGATCAGCCTTGTTCGTCGCTCTATGCCAAACCTAATTGCATATGATGTATGTGGCGTTCAGCCAATGACTGGTCCAACTGGTCTTATCTTTGCAATGAAATCACGCTATGCTGGTCAAACTGGCGATGAAGCACTATTCGGCGAAGCTGATACTACTTTTGCTGCTTCTGCTGCTGGTAACACCGCTTCACAATTTGTACGTGGCTCAAATGCTGACACTGCTGGTTCTGCTACTGGTACTGATCCTTCTAGCACTTATACAGTATCTACTGGTATGGGTCGTGATAAAGGTGAAGCTCTAGGTGACGGTGCTACTAATGGCTTTAACGAAATGGCATTCTCAATTGATAAAGTTTCTGTAACTGCTGTAAGCCGTGCGCTGAAAGCTGAGTACACTATGGAACTTGCTCAAGACTTGAAAGCTGTTCACGGTCTAGATGCTGAACAAGAACTAAGCAATATCTTGTCTTCAGAAATCCTTGCTGAGATCAACCGTGAAGTTATCCGTACTATTAACGTGACTGCTACTGCAGGCGCTAAAGCTGGTACTGTAACTACTGCTGGTACTTTCGATCTTGACACTGACTCAAACGGTCGTTGGTCAGTTGAGAAGTTCAAAGGTCTGATCTTCCAAATCGAGCGTGATGCTAACGAAATTGCTAAAGCCACTCGTCGTGGTAAAGGTAATGTAATGATCACTTCTTCTGACGTTGCTTCTGCTCTTCAGATGGCTGGTGTTCTTGATTACACTCCTGCTCTTAGCAATAACCTACAAGTAGATGATGCTGGTAATACTTTTGCTGGCGTACTGAACGGTCGTATCAAAGTATACATCGATCCTTACACTACTGGCAACTACTACACTCTTGGCTACAAAGGTACTTCTGCCTTTGACGCTGGCTTGTTCTACTGCCCATATGTGCCTTTACAAATGGTACGTGCTGTTGGTGAGAATACTTTCCAGCCGAAAATCGGCTTTAAGACTCGCTACGGTATGGTTGCTAACCCATTCGCTACTTCTGCTGGCGACGGTGTTATCAGTACTCACGGTGATGATAGTAACTCTTACTACCGTCGTGTGACTGTTGCGAACCTTATGTAAGCATAAAAACAAGATCTGTTTTAACAGACGTTTTAAGGGGTGGCTTCGGCTACCCCTTTTTTTATGCTTATAAATAGAACGGTTGATAATAATGTTAACCGAGTTAAATGTCAATCGACTTTATGGCGGTGCGTTACGTGCCATAATGGTAAATGTATTGGCCATGACTTTTTTAAATCTAGGTTTAAATAAGAGGAATTGATATGCGAATTTTAAGCGTATTGTTCATTCTTTTCAGTTTAACCGCATGTTCATCAATTGATGGCGTTTACGAAGGAAGTAAAATGATCGTGAATGGCGTTGTAGATGACGTGACGGGGATTACTACTGGCACTCTTGACACTGTTTCTGGTGTCGTAAAAGATGTTAGCAGTAAGACTACTGGCAAAGGCGAATAAATAAGTAAAAGAGCATAGGATTTAACTTGGCAAGGATGCCTAATAATAGGATATATAAATGGCAATAGAACCTGACAATAAAAGTTTCCTTTCCCCGATTGGGTTTAGGTTTTCATGTAAGCGTTTACCGCATGTAAACTATTTCTGCACAGCAGCCACTATCCCTGATATCACATTGGGCGAAACATCTTCAGTTGATAATCCATTTATCAAATTACCTGTTCCTAGGGATAAGTTGTCGTTTGGTCGTTTAGATTTGACGTTTCGTGTTGATGAAGACATGAAGAACTTTCAAGAAATCTACAACTGGCTAGTTGCTCTTGGGTATCCTGATAATTTTGAACAGCGTGGCGCTATAGGCAGAAGAACGCAATCAACGGTCAGCGATGTATATACTGACGGTTCTCTTGTGGTTATGACTGGTAACTATAAGCCAAACGTTGAAATATCTTTTGTTGATATGTATCCAGCAAGTCTATCGTCATTAGAATTTGATATTGAAAACACTGATGTTGAGTATCTAAAAGCAACTGTATCATTCGCATATAGGAAGTACGAATTAAAGACTTTGTCATAGTATATTATTTTTTGGAGATGTTATTTGAATATTGAAAGTATTGTTAAAGAGTGGGATAAAGACTGTAAGATTGATGAAACAGAACTTGGTCGAGAAAGCACTAAGATTCCTGTAGTCCACAATAAATACATCAAAATCTTTATGGGTGAGCGTGTCGCCCTATACAAACTCAGAGCGGAATCAAAAAAGGTTCGCAAGACTTTGATGGAATATTATCTGGGAGAGCTAGATAATGATGAATTGGTAGAGCTTGGTCGTACTCAGTTCTATAAGAAATTATTGAAGAATGAAGTGGAAGCCTATATAGAGGCAGATGATTTGATGATTGAGACTAATTTGAAACTCGGGATGCAGGAAGAAAAGATTTCGTATCTCGATGCGGTTATTAAGAATATTAATAATCGTGGCTTCCAAATTAAGTCAGCAGTTGATTGGGCTAAATTTACAACAGGTTAATGATGGAAGAAATCCATATACATAAGAAGGATGAAGTATATCTCAAGGTAGAATGTGACCGTGGGATTGCTATGGAACTATCAGGCTATTTTGAGTTTGAAGTCCCAGGAGCATCGTTCATGCCATCCGTCCGAAATAAAATGTGGGATGGTAAGATTCGCCTGTTCAACGTGAACACTATGCAGATCTACGTTGGTCTAATACAAAAGATTAAGAAGTTTGCTGAAGAGCGGGACTACAAGATAATTGTTCATGATGACTTAGAGCAAACAATAGACATACCTTTAAACGGATTGAATAAGTTTCTGAGTGACGGTAAGTTTAAGCCACGTGACTATCAGCTTCGGGCGGTTGCTCACGCTGTTCGCAATCACCGAGCTCTGATTCTTTCACCTACTGCTTCGGGTAAGTCCTTTATTATCTACTGCCTTTTGAAGTATTACTTGAGGAAGGAATGTAAGAAAGCGTTGGTAA